AATTGTAAATCAAGGCTTGACCGTTGGCGGCAGAAGTAATCGTTACATCCGTTAAACCATCTAGCGTCTGTGAACCCTGCGGGCCTTGTGCACCCTGCGGGCCTTGACTGCCCTGCGCACCCTGAGAACCAGTCGCACCTTGCGGTCCCGTATCGCCTTGCGAACCCTGCGGCCCTTGTGAACCGGTAGCACCCTGCGGTCCGGTAGAACCTTGCGGCCCAGTAGCACCCTGAGGACCGGTCGGGCCTTGCGAACCTTGTGAACCAGTAGCACCCTGAGGTCCTTGCGCACCGGTTGAACCCTGAGGACCGACATCACCCTGAGGTCCCTGGGGGCCTTGGCTGCCGGTTGCACCCTGAGGTCCTTGCGCACCCTGCGCACCGGTCGCCCCCTGTGGACCCGTAGCACCTTGAACACCCTGAGGACCCTGCGGACCCTGTGTTCCTTGCGGACCTGTCGCTCCTTGCGCACCCTGCGCACCAGTCGCACCTTGAGGCCCCTGAGAACCCTGAGAACCTTGTGCACCCTGGGCTCCTGTAGCACCAATCGGACCCATAGTGCCGGTGACAACCGCGAGGATCTGTGTCTGCTGGACGGTTGTGACAAGCTGCGGAGCGTTGCCGACAGTCGTCTGAATGTCGGGGTCCGTCGGGATGACGACGGTAATGGCTTCGGTTGCCATTACGGCCTCGTAACTTCAGCAATCAGTGGCTGTGTAATCCCAGAGATGAGGGTGGTCTTTTTGCTTGAAGTGTCGGTCTGTTGCAAGTCGTAGTAATAGCTGGTGTTTGCGGTCAGCGCGGCTGCGTCAGCGGCCGATAGGACGCAGGTAACCTCAGCGTTGGTTGCGTTGGTTACCGTGCAGGTCAAAGTTGCCGAAGCTGACACCGCCGCCGGGGTGGTGCGCAGTTGCATGGCGTAGGTGTAGCCCGTGATGTTCCCGATGGGGGTGACACCGTCGCTCGTCAAGCTAAAAATCAGGGTGGTCGTGTCGCCCTGTACCAGGCTTAGTTCTGGGTCAAGTTTGCCAGGCGTGGGCATAACCGCAGATTAGCCGATGAGCGCGAAGGAAACGGTGGGTGTGCCGGTCGCGATGACTTTGATGACGCACCCGTTGCCGCTCCACGGCAGATCAAAGGTGCTATATGTGTTAATTGCAGCGAAGCAGTCGTCGCCTTTGTCCGTAGGTGTGGCGGGCGTACCCCCAGGTTGTGCAACGGTAAAGGACACCGGCACCGCCGTTGAGTCGGTCTGGACGCGCAGCGTTGAACCGCTGCCGTTCAAGGTAATGGTGTCAACCTGGCCGCTGACCAGTGTGATGGTTTTGACTTGGTTGGCGGAGTAGGTGGCCATTAGTTGCCTTTCGAGTAGAACGAGGTGTGACGGCGGTTGCCGCCGTTGAGGTGGCCGACATCCTTGATGATGGCCCAATGAAGCTTGTCGGCAATCTCGAGCCGCTTGTCTTGTTCTTCTAAAACACGGGCCGAGTGGGCGGCGCGGTTTTTGGTCTGAATTTCGTCAAGCAACCTGCGACCTTTCTGCCAGTCGCCCTCGATGAGCTTCAAAATGAGGCTGTGGTCGCACCGGTCGGACGTAGCTGCGATGTACGGCTGTCTCATGCCGTCTTCCATCCACACCTCAAACTTGTTGGTCCACTGGTTGAACATGAGCGAAGCCGACGGATCGCCCCGCCATCCCGATTCGTCGCCTTCGCGGATGCGGGTGGCAATGTCGTAGACGTCGCTAGTTATTTCCGCGAACTGCGTGTACTCGGGTGCCCCGATCATGTTCCTCCTCGAGTGGGGGCCAACCCCAGCGCGGCGAAGGGGTTCGCCGCGCTGGGGTTGAGTCCTTTAGGCTCCGAACGGGCCAGTGTTGATGCTGACCGACGCCGCCATGTTAGATCGACACCTCGGTCAGATCTTTGATGACGAAGTGGGTGTTGCGCTGCTTGCAGGCGAGCTCCATGTAGCAGTAGAGCGTGGCCTCGTAGGCGTCGATGTCGGGCTTGCGGTTCATTACCGCTCCGTCCATGTCCATGAACTGCCAACCTTCGCCGACCTGGTGGAGGACGAGGGAGTCAGTGTGGATGCCGTACAGGTTGTTGCTCGGGCAGTCGAAGTCGCAGTAGAGCACCGTCGGACCCTCGTCGCCTTTGCCGGAAACCGACGGGGCGAAGTATTGGATACCGGCGTAGCCACCCTTGAGTTGGGTCTGCTCCATGTTCCGCTTCAGCGACAGGAACAGGTTCGCCACGCTCATGTGGACACCTTCAGCCGAGACGAGAAGGTTGGCCTTCTTGCCCGAGTTGGTGAGGCCCTTCATAATCGAGCCAGTAATGAGCGTTTCCGAGACGGCGCGATTTGTGCCGCCGTTCGAGTTGACGTACGACTTCCAGTTGGGCTGGGTCGCCGGGTTGATCGTATGCAACACCGCCGAGTCAGACACGATTGTCTGCACGCCGGTGAGTTCGATCTGGCCGTCGCCTGGTGCGCCGGTGTTGCTCGATGCACCACCGGCACCCGTGCGGAACACGAAGTGGCTCGAGGTGGTCGAAATGGTCGCGCCCGAGATAACCATTGTCTTGGCCGTGTTGTCAACCGAAGTGACGGTACGGGCCGACGCAATGGTCGTTGGTGATGCAACGGTGCCAATGTCGACAATCATGCCGCCGTCGTTATACAGCTGGCGGAGGGCCGCCGAGCCGGTCGTCGTGGCGAGCACAACGGTTGTTGAGGACGACGTAGTGCCGCACTGTGCGATGACGCCGTTTGACTGGCCCCAAAGCTGACGGTTGACGTCTTTCATTGCGTCGTTGCGGATTCCCTGCATTTCGGCGTCAAGGGCGTCGATGAACGCGCCGCGGTCGGTGACCGCCTGGCGGATCGTCGGGCCGCTCAACTGGATACGTCCGTAGACGTAACGAACCGGGACCGGGACAGTGGCGTAAGCCTGGTTTGCTGCCGTCGGGAGCGTGCCGCTTTCCGAGCGAGCACCGACGCCGGACGAACGTCCGAGGTGGATCGCATGGCGGGCGATACGGCCGACAACGGTGTCCTTGCGAGTCTCAACCTGTGAGGTGAGAAACAAGGCGTTGTTGAGCTGGTCGATGTAATCCTTGTAGTCGTCCTTCAGGATTGCATCAATGGTGGAAAGTGATGCGGGCATTGGTTGTCCTTTGTTGAGAGTGATTGAAAGGGAATTGTGTTTCCGCGATCATTCTTTGGCTTTTGGCATCCTGCCGCTGGCCGCTCTCGGCTCCCCGAGGGTAGAACTAGCAGATTATGTGACGCGGCCATCCGACCACGTTTGATGTCATTGTAGTTCTAGTTGTCGGGTTGTCAACGACTGTCACAGGCCCTGCTGTTCGAGTCGCGCCATCGCACGGTCGCGTGGCAACGAGCCGCTCGTCGGAACACCGTTGATTCCGTTAGGCGCAGCCGTTGGCATTGCGCTACTGGCAGAACGACGACGCTCAACGATGGACTGTGCCTGTTGAAGAATCTGGTTTTCCATCTCGCTGTACGCGGCGCGCAGGTTGAGGTCGTCGCGGTTCAGGGCTTGGGTGATGACGGCATGGGCAAGCGGCGTATCAGGCACAAGGCCGAGGTCGCGAAGTTCTTGGTCGATCTCGACTTCGAGGCCTGCGATTTGCTGCTGTTCTTGGAATGCGGCGATCTGCTGCTGGACGAGTTGTTGCACGGCCTCGGGCGTAAGGCCTGCTGCCTGGCCTTGGGCGACAGCGTTGTTGACGACTGCCTGCTGGCCTGCGATGTACTGCTGGAAGTTGTCACCAGCGAGGGTCTTGGCGTTATCAACCAGCCAATGAATGGCGGCGTCTTGGTCGCCCGCGGCCCAGGCCTGAGCAAACTGCTGCACGGCGTTGGCGTCGTCAGGGTGCATACGGTCGAAGACCTGTTTGATCGGCTTGTACCGTTCGCGCTCACGGATGCGGTCTTGCACTTCTGCGCGGTATCGCTCCTCCCAGTCGACGTCGGTTGCTGCTTCGACCGGGGCCTCCGCCGCGATCTCGCTTGAGAAGTCAAGGCTTTCGACGGCCCCAATGTCTCCTGTTTCACTCATTCCATTCCTCCAATGGTGGATTGTGGTTTCTTCTCGGCTCGTACCTCGGCGGGTTCTGTGATATTGCTTGAAAACCCTGGCTGACCCCCGACGAGTGCTTCCGCCGCCTGGCCTGACAGGCCCCCGGCTGCCGTCATCGCGGCAAGCGCGTCAGGCGGCCCCTGCGCCTGCATCATCATGGCTTGCGCGCTCAATGCTGCTTGGGTGTCGCCCATCAGCATTCTTTGGTGGGCCATGACGTGTAGATCAATAATTTCTTTGACGGCAGGATCAGCAAGTTCGTATGCGGGGGACTTGCGCTCGCGGTTGTGGATGTTGATGTGGACGTCGTGAAGGTCAAAATCTTCTGGGACAACTGGGACACCTTGCATAAGAAGGCCATTTTCCCACTGAGCTTTAGAAGCATCAGGGTCGACCTGAGCGAGATACCCCTTGGGGTCAGGCAGGTCCAACATTTTTGCCAGAGCAAGCGGGTCAATGTTCTGGAAAGCCTGCGGGAAGCGGTCCGCCAGAGAGGTAATGACCGATTGAGTAGCAAGCTTGCTACGAGGACTCGTAGCGTCCAGCGGTACAACAACTTTTGGCTTTTCATCGATGTCTTGTGCTCCCCATGAGATGTCGAGCGGCTGCCCGTGTTCGTTGATGATGGTGGCCTTGCGTTGCATTCCGCTGGCCTGCGCATTCATACGATACAGCATAAGGGTCATTTGGGCGATAATGGCCCAGCCCTTTGCCTGGTCGCGGGCCATCGGGCCTAGCGGTGTGTCGTCTTTTTCGGCCAGTAAAGACAGAGCAAGACCCGAATTGCGGTCGCCGGGGGCTTGGCCTCGGCTGACAGAGTGGGTGTGGAAGATGTCGTCCAATTCCATCTCGAGCGCAGCGGCTTCGTTGCTAATCCACCGCGGCACGTCTGGCGCAGTCTGCCAGTGGGGTTCGCCCAGTTCAGCGTTGTATTCGAGAGTGTCGCCGGGGTCGGACGTGATGATGTCGGCATCGTCAATGGAGCCCGCTGGGATCATTAAGCGCGCGTTAGCGGCCTTGCGCATATGCTCCATAATTGTCGAGCGCGCACGGTTGTAGGCGTACTGCACGTCGCGGGCCGGTGTGCACAAAGTGTGGCCGACCCAAGTGTTTGGAATCTTTTTCTGGCGGAACAGGGCCACGTTAAGGTGCGGAAACGGAAATGGCCAGCCATCTTCTTGCAAGACGACCTTGTTGTTTACGACGTGGACAATGCAGCCAGGGGTCGATGGCGTCGGACGCTCGTAGTAAACGTAGACCATCGTGGTTTGCGGTGCTTGGTTGCCAGGGCGGCGCATAAGAATTGAGCGAGCGCGCGAAGTCAACACGGCCTCAGCGTCGGGGCTGGGTGTCCACTCAAGGTTGTAACGCTCTTTAACCTGTGCAGGCGGCAGGCTGGTAGCGCGACACCACCAACGGGCGTCTCCTGGGTCTTGCGTGCCTGGTTCCATCGTAAATTCGTTGATGCCCAGCGGAGTTAGACGCACGCCGCCATCGGGGATCGCAACGCCGGTGTGCATATCGACGTAGTAGTCGTCGCCCATTTCGGGGTCCCAATCAACGCAAATAGCAGCGGCTCCGCCAAAAAAGGTCTGCAAAAGGGCGGTTTCGCGCGCAAGTTCCCAATCGCGTTCGTGCTGTTCTGCAACGAGCAACTGCTCTTGTAGCCGTTGTTTGCGCATTGAGGAGTCGTCTGTTCCTTGCGGTTGGACCTCGAAGACCAGTGCGGAGCGCATCATGCGCGCAAGAAGGGACGACAGTCGCGGGCCGTACTTGTCGACGGTAATCCGCGAATCCTTTTCTGCTTCAGTGCGGTAATCAAGTTCCTGCACCGTCGTGCGGGTCGAATCCCACCAAATCCACTGCTGGCCCAGGTAGTAGGAGCCGTTGAGCCAGTAGTCGCGTCGCTCTTTGACCAAATAGGAATCAGCGTCGCGCCAGAGGTTTAAGACTTTCGCCGGATCAGGCGGGGACCATGTCACGGACCTACTCCTTCAATTGGGTTACGCCACGCATGGTACGTCTTTTCGGTGTCCGATTCAGCAGGCTTGCCGCGACGTCGAGGTGCACGCTCGATAGCCGCAATCTCCCCGGCGTGACGGGCAATGGCCGCGTAGGTCAACTTGCGGTTCTCGTAGACAAGAAATGCTGCAAGGGTGGTGTTGGCCGCGGCGACCAGAGCGAGCCAGATCAATTTGTGCCCCGCGGTGGCGGCACGACCTTGAAGTCGGTGACGTTGCTGGCCGTGTTGGCCGGAATCACCGGCGTCGTGTTGACGGCCTTGATAATCGCAATGGTGTTCTCGAGCTCCTCGACGCGGTCCTTCAAGACTTTGTTCATGCCGCTGAGGCCTTGGCTCAGTTCTTCAAGAACCTTGTAGGCATTGGTCGGACGCAGCTCGATGCCGCGGGCGTCGCGGACCATGTCGGCGAGGGTAATTGCGCAGTCGGCACAGATGTACAGACGGCGGTTGGCCGACGGGTTTGGGTCGTCTGGCGCGTTCTGCCAGTCGAGGTCGTACCCCGTGTCGATGGCTGGCAGGTTGCTGCTGTTGCATAATGTGCAGCACCCCGGCAGATAGTTGTAATGGTTAACGACAAGCATCAGTTACCTCCAGACGTTCCGACGTTTGCCTTGACGATCAAGCTTTTCCATGAATTTCTGCACGCGGCCCTCAGCCCCTGGTTCGTACTTTTTCTTGTCCCGCTTCGACAGTTCGTATGGTCTACACCCTAACAGGTACCGCAAGGCGTCGACAGCATGGTCTTCGTCGCGGCTATCAAGGTCTTCGGGATTTAACTGGTCGTGGCGCATCAACGGAATAGTGCGCACAAGATTTTGGCACGAATTGAAAATCTGAAGCCGAACCTTGCCGTCAACTGGGTGGGGCATCATGTACCGACGCATATTTTGCCAGCCACCAATACGGGCGTTTTTAGCTCTAATTACAACGACTCCCTGAGCGTTGTATTGGGCCGCCACCGTGGTGCCGAGGCCTGCAACGTTGGAGAAAGTTGACGGGTCAATGACTGTGATCGAGATGTTTTCACCTTTACCGTGTTCATCGACACTCATCGACTTCACAAGACGCGCCTGATTGGCGGTTGTCAAGTTTTTCTGGTACGCCTCGCGGTAGACGTACATGGTGCCATCCGACGGGTCCAGGGCACCCCAGAGACAGCAAAACGGGTTAGCTGTACCGAAGTCAATGGCTCTAAACCTTTGCCACGTTTGTGGTATTGCAAACGGCTCAATAACATGCATTTGGCGGTTAAATTCGCCAAAATACTGGCCCGAGAACGTATCCCAGTCGCCAAGCAATTTTTGCCGACGTTCGACCTCTGGCAGCATTGAAAGGTGCTTTTTGTACGTTGGGTCGATAAATGGGTTGTCGATCACTGTTGACGGGACAAATGCCACGATCAGGTGTTTGTTAGGGTCGTGGTCAATTTTAACTTTTTCAAGTTCGGCCAAATCATCCGGCAATGGCACAATGTCCACAATGTCTGGGTTTTCGAAGCCATCATTGACGTCATACACCACGGCGTTCTTGCCGTAGTGGGTTGGCGTAACCAGCATTGAATACAAGAACTGGTGGCCTTTATCGCCTGGGTTGGTAGCGAACATGACGTGGGTGCGCACGCCCGCGGCGGCCATTTTACGGCTAGTGCGGAGGCGGCCCGAGATCATAAGCATTTGGTACGGCGAGAACTGCGTTGCCTCGTCGAAGGCTACAAAGTCGTATTCAGCCGACATAAACTGGCCGACGTCCTCGTCGCGGGCGCAATACCCGTATTCAATGATCGACCCGTTCTCGTACCACCAGGCCTTCATGTTGTCGACCGACCGCAATTGGGCCTTGGCTTTAAGCTGCGCGTAGCGCACCTGGGTGCGAATAATCAGCGACCGACGCAGTTCGGGCAGGCTGGTACGGATCAACAGGCTGCGATGGCCGGGGTAGCGCATCGAAAGATTGTGGGCGTGGTAGGTGATGAGTTCCGACTTCCCACCACCCGCCGCACCCCCATAGAGGAGCCAGTCCACCTTGTCAAGCAAGATGTTTGCCCTCAACTGCCGGTCGTTGCCGACAAGCGACCAGGCTGACAGGTCTTCTTCTAAAAGTTGTAAGTATTCGTCTTGTTCGGCCGCGGTTAGCGACGCAAACTCCTCATCCGTCAGCAGAAGGGTCTTGTCGACCGTAATGCTCATCCGGCGTCGCCAGCAATAGCACGAAGGCCGCCCTCCACGCGACGCTTCGCCTCAAGCTTTAACTCCTCAAAACGGTTCTTCCGCTGGTCGGGGCTTTCGGACTCTTGGCTTGACGAGATCGTCGTAGGCTCGCCCATCTCTAAGCGGAAGATGTCGTGCCAAACCTTGCCGATCTTCGTGGCCTCTTCAGCGGTCTTGATCTCCCATTCGCCGCCCAAGACCCGCAGGCCGTGGTCGGCAATGATCGAGAGAGCAATTGCCGGCAATTGGTCGCGGTCAACCTCGGAAGCGACCTTTGTCAGGCCCAATTTGGCAATTTGGTCCTGCCGACGACGGTATTCGTCAGCGTTCTCAAGGCGGGCGATCTTCTGATCTTCGCGGTTCTTGGCTTGGGTCTTTTGGGACTTTTCGCGGTCTTCTTTGGTGAATTTGTACGAAGCGACCACTTCTGCCACCGGCACCGGCTCAAGAACGGGTTTTTCTTTCTTAGTTGCCATCACTCCTCCGACTTATGTGTTGTGCTTATTGTGCCATTGAGGGCATGAAATTTCCATACCTGCATTGCAAGCTCAACGACGCCCTGCACCGCCGCATTTTCCTGTGGCGTAATGACACCAGCCTCGACGCCTTCGCGCGCAAGGTTGCCAACGTACGATGCGCCCATAAACAACGCCGCCGCGGTCCGTGGCTGAATCGGATCTTCCCAACCAGCCATGATAAGTGCGGCCACTGCCTGTGCAGTCAGAGATGACGCACCCAACGTAGGTGTCAGTTCCATAACCAGACGGGTCTGCTTCGGAATGTCTGTCTTTTCCAACTTTAGTGGTTTCCTTCCTAGAGCCGAGTGTTCCGGATCAGGCCGATTTTGATTTCTAAATCCCCGAACGACGGCCTTTTGCCGCCATGCAGGCGTGGGTAGGTTGATCTTGGGGTCGTGTAGGGGGACGACC